TGGTTGCCCTGGTCGGCAACGACGATGGTCCCGTTTGAAAGGACTGCGACTCCGACCGGGCCAGAGAAGCTCGCGGCCGCGCCCGTGCCGTCGGCGTAAGCATAGCTGCCGCTGCCCGCGAGCGTCGTCACGACGCCCGCCTGTGTGACCAACCGGATGCGGTAGTTATCCTGGTCGGCCACGACGATCACGCCGCTCGAGGGGATCACGGCGACTCCTGACGGGCGATTGAAGCTCGCGGCCGCACCCGTGCCGTCGGCGAAGGTAGCGCTGCCGCTGCCTGCGAGCGTCGTGACGACGCCGAGGGGCGTCACGAGCCGGATGCGGTGGTTGCCCTGGTCAGCCACGACGATGTTGCCGTTTGGAAGCACGGCGACGCCAGCCGGGTATTGGAAGCTCGCGGCCGCGCCCGTGCCGTCGGCGAAAGCATAGCTGCCGCTGCCCGCGAGGGTAGTGACTACACCTGCCGGTGTAATTAACCGGATGCGGTTGTTGTAAGTGTCTGCCACGACGATCACGCCGCTCGAAGGGATCACGGCGACGCCGTACGGGAAGTAGAAGCTCGCGGCCGCACCTGTGCCGTCGGCGAACGCAGGGCTGCCGCTGCCCGCCAGCGTCGTGACAACACCTGCCGGTGTAATCAATCGGATATGGTGGTTGCCCTGGTCGGCAACGACGATGGTCCCGTTTGAAAGGACTGCGACTCCGACCGGGCCAGAGAAGCTCGCGGCCGTGCCTGTGCCGTCGGCGTAAGCATAGCTGCCGTTGCCTGCAAGTGTCGTGACAACACCTGCTTGTGTGACCAACCGGATGCTGTTGTTGCCATAGTCGGCCACGACGATGTTGCCGTTTGGAAGCACGGCGACTCCATATGGGTATTGGAAGCTCGCATACCCAGGTACCACGGCTCCGGTTCCAATGACAGTGGCGGTAATGCTGCTTAGTGTCAGATTCGCATTTGCAGTTACGCTAAGTGCACTAGATGATGTTGTTACAACCTGATTTGTGCTCGAATAGTTCGCGATTGTAAGTCCAGCACCCGTAGGACCGATGGGTCCCGTGCTACCCGTGATTCCGATGGGTCCCGTGAATCCCGTGAATCCAGTGGGTCCTGTGCTACCCGTGATTCCGATGGGTCCCGTGAAGCCCGTGAATCCCGTGCTGCCTGTGGGTCCAGTGCTGCCCGTGAATCCCGTGCTACCTGTCTGACCCGTGGATCCTGTGAAACCCGTTGAGCCGGTGAAGCCAGTGAATCCCGTGAATCCTGTGGGTCCGGTAAATCCCGTGAATCCAGTGGGTCCGGTGAAACCCGTACTACCCGTGATTCCTGTGGATCCAGTGAACCCGGTGAATCCTGTGGGTCCTGTAAATCCCGTGCTGCCTGTGGGTCCTGTAAATCCTGTGCCGGGTGGTCCAGTGAACCCGGTGAATCCCGTCGGGCCCGTGCTACCCGTGATTCCCGTGGGTCCAGTGAACCCCGTGAACCCGGTGAAGCCAGTGGGTCCGGTGCTACCCGTGCTACCCGTGATTCCCGTGGGTCCAGTGAACCCCGTGAAGCCCGTCGGACCGGTGAATCCCGTCGCACCCGTCGCACCCGTGTTCGCGGCCTGGCCGTTGAAACCGGCAACTCCCTGAATACCCTGTGGACCCTGAGAACCCACTCCGGGGGGGCCAGTGCATCCCGTGAATCCGGTCGCACCCGTCGCACCTGTTTTGGCAGCAAATCCGGGGATGCCCTGTGGTCCCGTGTCGCCCTTGAAACCAGTAAATCCCGTAGGACCGGTGGGTCCCGTGTTGCCGATAGGACCCGGTTGTCCGTCATACCCCCGGATACCCTGTTGTCCAGGAGGTGCGTAGACATAGACAAACCCAGTCGAGCCTGTCGGGCCTGTCGGACCTAAGAGCGACATTGTTCTATCACAATGTAAAAAGTAGTGTGTTTGTTCGACGCAATGTCTTAGATGTCATCAACATTGACATCCTCCGTCTCTGCGAACTCAATTCCATCCTGGACATCCGTATCTGTGCTCGCAGCCTTGAGGAACAGACGCGGATCCGCGTCCTTCATGATGCTCTTGTACCGGGCAATCTGCACCTCTGTAAAGACGGACAGAATGCGGTGGGTCGCCATACCTCCCAACCCTGTCTCTTCAAACAGAACGACACTGCCCACGTCCACCCAGACATCCTTCTTTCCGCGACCACGCATGCCACCGCGAATGGGTGCTTGAATCAGCTTGTCCACGGTACGCTCCTTGCCTTGAATGGTTTCCTTGTCGACGTAGAAGATCTCCATGCGACCATCACCCAGACGCCGCATGACGCGACCCACGAAGGCCCCGTCAATCTTCTCTTCATCCATGAGGTCGTCCAGCATCTTGTCGCCGATCTTGTTGTTCATCTTGGTCTTGTTGGACTCGGAGTTACGCTGCGAGCGGTGGCCGGAGCCTCCAGTCATATTGCGGGGCATTTTGAATGGTCTCCTTACTCCTGTCTGAGAGGGAATCCGTTTTCCGCCGGAAATTTCGACTTTCCGAAAACGGATTCGGAAGGGTCACACCAAGTCCAAGAGTGTGGGCCAAAATGCAGTCCACTATCAACCTCGCCATCAAGAATGCCTGCCGCCAGCTTCAGCTTCCCTCCACCTTTGCCGACGCCGTCGCTGCCCACATGTGGCGGCCAGCAACGCCGCCGCCCCCGCCCCCATCGCCCGCCGCCAATATCGAAAAGCTCAACCGCCAGCAGGTCCAGAAGTTGGAAGAGCTGGCGCATGAGGTGGGCGAGACCATGGACGAGAAGGCTCTCCACAAGATGTTTGTTACCCGCATGAATGGCCTCCCCGTCGAGGCCTTCAAGGACAAGTCCCTTATTGACCACATGCGTGACTTCCTCGGCCTTTCCGAGCCGACGGTCAGCAACGCCGCAGCCGCCCCGGTCCCGCCAGAGGATGACGAGGAGGATCTCGCCGAAATCAGCTGGCACCTCCGAACCTATGACGTGGGGGTCAAGACCCACCGCGTGTACGAGATGCGAAATGGTGTCCACGTCTTTGTGGGCATGCTCGGAATGAATGAGTTCAAGGGCATGACCATGCCCGACTTGGAGTAGAACAACAAATCCTCACTTACTCAATTTTTACATGATTGTCGCAACAGATCTCTGGCACAGTTGTTTTGGTTGGCGGGCGAGCCAATAGGAAAGGTCCCACCTCAAACGGAACTGCGTGGTCATTCACCGTTGCTGTGGCGGCATCAGCAATCACCTTAGTACGTTGGTACGCAGTATACGTCGCGGCCGTGGGAGTCTTATGCGAAATCAGTACTTGCGACACAATGAAGGATACTGTCTTTTTGTTTACACCGTCTTTTGACTGGGCGTATACATCCACGAAGAAGGTGCCCAACTGCACAATCCGCCCAGACAATGTAGCTGTTGACGAATCCCAAAGCATACCTGGAGGAGGCGTAGACGCTAAAAAGTAAACAGGAATATCTCCTGCACTCGATGTGGCTGCGAACACAAGAGAAGGTATTACGACATACTGGTATAGCTCATAAATAGAACCCGTGGGAGAGGTGAACGTAGGACCATTCGGCGTTGCCCCGGTATACAGTGTAACTGTTGGCGGACCACCAGTAATGATGGGTGGTGGGAATGTGTAGAGTACGTCCTTTGAAGAATCCCATCCGTCGAAGTGTGCTTGCGTCATTGTCCAAGTCGTACTGTCCGCAATGTTCCCCCCGTACCCATCGTGGCGATATACGTTAGACCCCACAAATACGCACCACGATGTCCCATCAAACTGAATCGGACCAAGCACAGTTCCGGTCGGAAAGGAAAGTCCCACATCAACCCAGGTGATTGCGTCTGCCGAATACTTCACACCCGGGGTTGTTCCATTCGACCCAATGGCCAACCATCCGAGGACTGCGTTCGGGCCACCACTGACAATCTCAGTTGTACGCGTCGTGAAGGAGTTGTTCGCATTTGACCACGTATTGCTGTCCGATGAATATTGAATCGTTGGCGTATTTGTCGGGGCGGGGCTACCACCCATCACGAGTTTTTTCGTTGTTGACAACGCCAAGATATTGATTAGATTTATAGTGAAGGGTGTGAATACAGGGCCTCCCGGAGGCCCATCGGCTAGCAAAGTACTTGTTGGTATATCTGCGTAGCTGAGTATACGACCACCAATCGCAATTCGCGTAGAACCGACCACATTAGGAGTTGGGAAGGTTCGAAGAAGGTATGCACCGTCAGTGTCTCGTACGGGGAGACTGAATGTGTTTGACGCGTACCAACCCAGAGTTGGGTCTGGATTCGATGAGACGCTAAAGAAATTAGAGCTGAGTGCAATCCACCTCGATACGGTACTCATGTACGCACATTGATAGAACCTACTGAGGTTGTCGGGGGACACACGCGAGAATGTCATCGAATTACTCGACGTGAATAAATTTGACGTACCGTCGGCAACCACAAATGTACTCCCTCCCCACTGGAAGTCTCGCGGAACGTTAGAACCCGGAAATAGGTAATACGAAATGGTTGCCGCACCAGATGGACCAGTGAAAGGCTGAAGCGGCACCACCTGATATGTCGTACCGGCACCAGACACGACCGTCGTAGTGGGGTCGAGAATGGTACTGGAAAGTAACATACCCGCCGGCATCGGAGTCGTAGGTGCCCCCGAGGTTATCGTAAGAAAACGATACTTGTTTGCATTGTCTGCAGTAAGATATCCCGTGAACGTATTCGCGGACACCAGTGGAGGGGATGCGTATCCAAACGCCCCATCGTCTTTGCAGACAAATACATTCGACCCGTTCCAGCGGAGTGTGTACCGTGTAATTTTCTGAACATTCGACGCCGCAAGACCAAACACCACCGGAAGTCCATCGAGACCCGGAACGGGGACAGTGTTCGATATAACGCCTCGCAATGCAACGTAACTTGGAATAACAATGTCGGGGTAGACGCACGCACCTAACGTACCTCCAATCGCACTTGTTGTCGCAGTGATTCCATACGAGTAGCAAGAGAAGGCAATGTTTCCCGTCGGAACAATTCCACTTAGTGCACGAACTGTGAGTGGAATATTCACAGGTGTGTTTGGAACAAGCATATTTGACACGCTCGCACTTGTGGCAAGTACTTCATCCGCCAGAACAGTATATGCGAACCCAGACGGCGATAGGATCGTAACGTATCCATTGGTTGCGGATACCCCATTGAGTGCGGTGGTGGTTGTGACTCCGGTGGGCGTCCCCTGCAAGGTTCCTCCAGGTGTCACGTACAGTCCGTTCGGAATCGCATTCGTATTCGTGAAGTACACGATTGGTGCACTCTGATTCGAGGCCACGGCCGAGAACTGAACGGGAGTAATCGCAACGTTCTGACGGAACGTAAAGGGAGAAGAAGGCACAGACGAAAAAATGAACGTGTCATTGCTGATGGAGTACGTGATATTCACTGTGAGAGGCAACGCACCCAATGTATTCGCAGTCACCGACATGACTGCATTTGTCGCGAGCGTTGCGGGAACTCCGGACAGCGTAAAGACGGTCGAGGTTGAATTTGAGCTAACAACAATACCGGGTGGAACGTTGGATGTCATCGTAATCAGTGCCCCCGCCAATGACGTAAAGGTGATTGTAATCGGCTGAATTTTAAGCCCAATCGTGAAGTTCCGAGAAGGGACGTTGGATGTGGCGGAGAGCACGTTCGACACAACTGTCAGACTCAGTGTGTTCGACCCTGATAATCCACTCAATGTAGTTGCCGTAACTACGGTCGCACTGGATGTTACAAGTGCCGTTGGCGTCCCCGAGATGAGTCCGGTGGTTGACATGTTCAGTCCGCTTGGAAGAGCGGACGCAGTGTACAACCCGATAGGCAAGTTCGATGGAAACAGGGTTATCGCAGTTACCTGAAGGGATGCTGGCACACCAAGATAGAATGTCGCAGTTGAAAGCACGGGTGCGGTAAAGACAACGACAGTCGAATACGTGAACGAAACTATTGAAGATGCTGTCAGCAAACTGGCAGTGGCCGTCACGGTGGATGTCACAGTTGATGCCGCATTGCTCGTCGGTGTCCCACTAATCAATCCATTCGCACCCGGTAGGTTGCTCGAAGGGGTAGTCACGCGTAGCCCAGGCGGAAGATTCGATCCTATGAAGGACGCTGTGCTCACAGTGAGCGGGTAGTTCAGAATCGTAAATGGAATAGGTGTGATCGGCGTTCCTACGGTCAGTGCGGTTGCGGTCGCTGGCCCAGAACTCATGACAAGACGCTCTCCAACCACTTGGATTGGTAGCGATGTGGAGACAATGTTACCGTTTGTGTAGTTCGAACCGAGAAACAGGTAGTTGCTGCTCGACGCCGTTGTGGTTGGCGTTCCCGACAGCTTCCACACAGACGCATTGCTGCTCGTAAAGGTCAACCCTGGCGGTAGGGTTGGAGTTGAGTAGGCTCCATTGGGCGTCGTCAGCGGCACGGCTGACGTGAACGTATAGTTCACAGGCTCGCTGCGATACAGAACAAGCGATGTAGTTGCCGGGGAAATTTGGAAACGGCCTGCGTTGATGAAAAGTGTGTATGGAACGGTTCCAAGGCTACTTGTCACGGCAAGCGTCTCACCCAACGGAGACCCGGTTGATTGAAATCCATTTGAGGTAGAAAAGACAACGTTAGACGTATTGACCACACAGTACGTGGTCAGTGTGCCTGACACTGCGAAATTCGAGCCGCCCGTGAAGGTATACACGAAGGGTTCGTATTTGTAGAAGATTGTATTTGTCGCCAGCGGTGGGACCACAGTTATGGACATCCCCTCTTACTTAGTATCAGGAACAGCTTTCACTAACTTCTTGCGTTTCACTTTAGGTGCTGGAGCTGGAGGCGGAGCAGCCTCAGGCTTCGGTGGCGGGGCCGTAGTCAACTCCGTGAACTTCTGTTGGGCCACTTCCATCGTCAGGTCGCGGTACACCATATCGAGTTTCAATTTCAAAAGGTTGGAGTTGGCTTCCATACTCTTCATTGCGAACCTTTCGCGTCGCAGAATACCAGACAGTGGGCGTAAAGGGAATGCGTTTCTCCTCCGGTTTCTGTGCGTTCAGTTCATATTGAACCGAGAGAAACCACCCGAACCCACCCAAGACAACGACTAAGACTATTGTGCTGAAGATGATGGAGGTTGACTGAACAATCTCGGAACGGCGGGCAAGGAGGGCGTCTTCAATTGCTTGCATTGCTCAAACGAGGGAATCCAAACAACGTGAAGAAACGACAAGGCAGACCGAATCCAGTGGTCGGCCACGCACGAGCACACGCGAATCCTGTCGGGGTGGACAGCCACGGACCGAACAACATCGTGCATCTCGCGGCGAGTCGACTCAAACAAGCAAATGTCCTGTGTCGCAGTGTATCGAAGAAGAGACGAGTCCATTACGCAGAAGACTGCAGACTCTGTGTATACGGGTTCGTCTTGTACGCATCAAGCAGACCAGGAACTGTGACGCGGTCGATCTGGACACTCTGGCCCACCGGCTCGTCATACTTGACAGAGCCCTGAAGCGACGCCTGCGGGGCCTGACCACCACGGCCAACAAGGGGCGTCTCGAAGCCACGGTAGTTCACGTGCGTCGACTCATCGCGGTGTGTCTGGATGGTGTAGGCCTCGGGTCCGGAGCTGACACCCATGCCGCCAACCGGTCCACCCGGAGCCGCACGACCCTCGGTGGTTAGCTTCATGAACTGCTGATACGGCTCGGTGAAGGAGCGAATGTACGACTCGTATCCACCCGTGCTCTTGCCCACACCACCCATGAACTGAGCCGCCGTCTCGGGACGGTTCTGGCTCTTCATGATGAACTCGGGGTAAATCGACGCAGCCATCTGCTGACCCGTTGTGGTGTTCAAGTGAGGAAGCGAACCATCCTCCGCCTGTAAGACCTGGAAGCGGTCGGGCTTGTTCTTCTTGACCGGGGCCTGGAGACCCATCTCCTTGACATTGCGACCACCCGGCACCGGGTCGGCGTGGTACGTGAGCTTGGGCTTGGTGGCCACACGAATCTCATCCGTGGTCTTGGGGAGCTGGTACTCGCGAGACTCGATACCCTGGTTCAGACCACCGGACGGCAGGTTCGTGTAGCCGTCATTGATACCCGGACCCACCTGAACACGGTCAATCGGAGCCACATTCTTCATCGACATGCTCGTCACCTGGCGTGACTGCTCGAAATCCGTCTCAGATTGTGCCTTCCACGGGTTACCACGCCCCGCCTCTGGCTTGAAGAACGCACCCGCCTCTTCCTTGCGAAAGAATGTGTTCGCACCCATGCCCGTGTACTTGTCAAGCAGACTCTCGTGACCATCCGAAAAGGTTGTCTGCGTCCGGTTCGCACCGAAAAAGGGAATCATGTTATTGTGGCCCGTCGCCGCCTGAATGATGGTCAGTTCCATCTCTTCGAGCGGTGTATAGAGTTCCTTGCCCACAATGGCCTCGGATGCGGGGGCGTCACGTCGCCGTTTGGGAACGGCCATCGCGTAGCCAAGTGCTGCGAGACCCATGAGGAGAACAACGTCCATTTACGTATCTGAGCGGAGTTTATTTCGTGTGTCTGTACTTCTCCTGTCGTGCGGACTGGTCGGCTTCAAATGGTTTCATCGCATGGGCCTGGGGACGGAACAACAGCCACACAAAGCGGTTCAGTTCCTGCCCCGCCGTCGGAGGCACCGTCACTTGTTGTTGCGTCGATGCCTTTGTGAACTTCGTAAGTAAGGGCTGTGTGGTATCCATTGTTTTCTGTCTTAGAAACAATTGGATGGCAGAGTTCATAGTGCCATCGCTGGCAGTTGCGGCTGTCGCTGCGGTGACAATGGCCTGGACAAACCAGAGCATTCCGAACATCAGCGACGCATGGACATTCTTGTTCCCCAAAGAGATCTGGGACCCCTTGTTGCAGTGGTTATGGCCCGGGTTCTCCTTTGTGTGGATAATGGCGTGGATCCTTGGAATCACATACGCCATCCTCTTCTACGCTGAGAAGACGTACCCCATTCCCGGTGCGTGGAATCCTTGGGTTATCTTTTGGATAGTTGTCACGCTGTTTGTCCTCTTCCTGGTTATTGCGTGGTACATCAGCCCAATCAAGATCTTTGGAGTCGAGATTATGAGCACCACACCGAACACCTGCACGGGCCAGAAGACCTCATTGGAAGCAGGGCTATGCTACAACAACTGCGACCCCGGATACCACGGGTCCATGACGAGTTGTTATGCGGATAGTGTGAACAATGGAGCGGGGACTGTAGTTGGTCTTGAGCCGTGCCGCGACGGGTACCGAACGGAAGGGCTGGTGTGCAGCAACATCCACTGGAATGGCTGCAAGTACAATACAGTTATCGGATGCATCGGTGGATTGGAAGGCGACATGTATGGTCGTCTAGATCATGGTGGCGTATGTCCCGGACCGCAAGACTTTGGTGGCGATTTCGACACGGAGTACAAGAACTGGCAGAGGGCGGCGGACAAGGGCGAACCGACTATCGACCCGGCGACGGGTCAGACCGAGACAGATGTCCAAGCCGCGGCAGCCAATCACAGGACGGCTGCTGATATCGCATACATCGGAACCGATAAACACAGTGAGAAGATCGATGGAATGTGCTACAAGAAGTGTCCCGCGGAGTACCCGACGCACATTCCCGGCATGCCCTATCTGTGCTACAAGGGCGGTGCCTTGTTCTATGACCGCGGTGTCGGCGACCCGCCTCGTCTGTTCCGCCTGTTTGGCAAGTATGCGTTCCCGCCATTCGGGTAAACTTACAGATCCCGGCTTGTGTTCGCCCACATCGCATACCGCTTGTCGGGTGCCAATGTATCACGGAAGACGAGAGCCTGGTTCCCAGCCTCCTCTTCGATAACCCAGCGACTTCCAAGGTGCACCGGTCCAGCCGGACGGGGTGCGGCAGCCGCAGTCTGTGCCGCAGTTGCCGCAGTCTGTGCCGCAGCAGCCGCAGACGCAGCATTCGTCGCAGTCGTTTTCACCGCGTCAAGGGCAGTCGGCTGCACAGCCGTGCTTGCTGCAGTCTTGGCCGCATTGGCAGTCGAGTTCGCAACCGCAGCCGCAGAGGCAATCTGGTCAATACGTGAGCTGCCGGCGGCGTCGAGGGCGCCTGTATCACCCTTGGGTCCAGCAGGTCCAGCAACCGTACTCGCAGCTCCCGGAGACCCATTCTGTCCAGCCGGTCCAGTCGGTCCACCTGGTCCAGGCACGGTACTCGCAGCTCCAGCCGGTCCCATCGGTCCAGCCGGACCCAGATCACCTTGCTCGCCACGAAGTCCATACGGAGACCCGAGGGGCAGACCCGTGTTCGCGAGTGTCTGGCCAGGCATCACCTCCATATCAGGGATACTGCCCATACTAAAATGCTCCGTGGTTACGCCCTGAATGAACTGCTTGCCGGCCGACAGAGCTCCACTCGCAGGTGCGGTTCCCGATCCCGACCAGGTCGAGCGAGAGTACGGGTCGAGATTGAAGGACTTGATCATCGACTTGAACTTGGCCACCGCGGAGTTAAATGCCGACTGGTCGGTTCCCGGAAGAGGCGTGGGCAACTTGATGGTACCCTGCGGCTTGATTCCATAGCAGTTCACACCGAACTTGGACGTCGGGTCAAAGTATCCGCCATTCACACCCGGGCGTCCACAGGCCGTCTTCTTTCCCTGATCAACCTCCTGCTGGAGGGCATCCCACGTGCTCTTCTGCGTGGGATATAACGCCATTCCACCCGCCGACCATCCGTAGCCACACCACTCGGCACCGTGATTGTAGGCATCAATAATCTGCTCGAGGCTCGCGAGTTGGGAGTCGTATGCCGCACAGACAGCCGGGGCATCATCGTATGTAAAGCTATTGTCGGAAATGTGAAACACCTCGCTGCCCACAAGGTTGACATTTGTCAATGAAGATGTAGCCGATCCAACTGGTTGAGGAGACGGGGTCGCCAGCAGTGGAGACAGAACGTCCGCTGTGATAAATCCATATACATTCAGAAGGAACCCAACCATTGCGAAGACAACCCACAGCACGCCAACTGCGAGAATCGACCCGGTTGACAGAAGAACAAAAAAGGTTAAGACGAGACCCGCTGCGAGAACAGCGGGAAGTAGGTAGCCACTACTCGTGGTCGCCGCTGCGGGGTCATTGGTTGATGTAGTAGACATCCTCTTGCTTATTCCTTGAGGCGATAATAGAATAGCAGACGCATATGATCGGTCAAGGGGAAGTGTTCGGGGCCGTGGTTGCGAAGATTCGAGTCGTCGTATTCCATCCACGGTTTGCCAGGCGGCATGTCGCGGCCATACGTCCACCAATGTCCGCCATTGAAGCAGACAACTGCGAACAGGGCGTACCGATAGCCATTCAGAACCAGGATGGTTGAGTACGAAACAGACGTATTCATTGACGTTGCGTGGAAGGTGAAGATCTGCGGAAACGATGCCATCAATAACTGCTTGGTGCAGCCCTTGTTCTTACATTTCTCGCATGTCCAGTCCGGAATCTTGACCGGCGTCACGGCCTCCAGTACGCAATCCGTCAGGCTCTGCTTACGTCGTGTGGGTGTAACTGAGAACTCAATCAGGGAATCGCTTCGCGTATCCGTGTACGGGCACGAATTACACTTGATTGCGTTTCCAATCTTGAAGCGACAGAGCTTGTCGAGGAACGGCAGCTTGTCACAGAGGAACTCAAGCAGCTCGTGCGAATCACCAATACCTTCCCCCGCCGGCATGACGACTGTCTTTACGCATTCGTAGAAGGACTTGAGACCTTCGTCGCCCTTGCTTGCCCAAATCTCTTGAAGTGCCTTATCGACGGGAGACGTATCCAGAGCCGCTTCTGCAATGTAGCGTGTCTGGACGTCGGGAATTCGAAATACGGCTTGAAGTGTTGCATTGACCCAGCACGAGCCACGCTGATTGCGAAGACCGAAGGACGCCATATTATGACTGGAATACAGAGAAATCTGTCAAGAATGGAACGGGGTCCGTTTTCTGAGAACCATTTGCGAGTGAATAACTGGACGATTGTGCGTACGATGTCGGGAACAGATCCTGGTCGCCGGGAACACGCGATGTACCCATATATTGATTGGACGGGTCTGACCCCGTCGTCTTGTAGTCGGGGAGCATGCTCGTATCCACACCATTCAGCTGGGGATGACCCGATCCAAGTCCAGTTGATGTATCGCCACCCGTAGGGCCATACAACTGAGCCGTCATTGCTACCGCCGACGAGGATCCGCCACCAGAAGCTCGTCCACCCCACGTGGGTCCCCGCACATCCATGTTTGTTCCAGTGAGAACAGGTTGTGTCGTGCCCTTTGTCCCTGGCCACATGTCATACGGGTCTAGCCGAGCCTCGGTCGGCGGAGGGTGAGCGTATGTGCTGCCTGTTAACATCGCAGCGGCATTCATACCTGTCCCCTGTCCCGTTCCCGCCTGTCCTGAGAAGGGACCATTGTCTCCGAAGACAGGGCCGGTCATAGGACGTTCGCCCGCAGGCTCACCCGCAGCACCCCGCTCATTGACGGCCCCGGGAAGCGAACCTCGAAGTGTGTCTTGAATATCATACGCATTGTATCCACGAGCAGCCGCGGCACCGGCCGATGCGGTCTGTGCGGCAGACATTGTGTTCGCAGCACCGTGAGTCTGTGTTACGAAATATGCCACAAGCAGTGCTTTCACATCCTCCTTATTCGCAGTCAGAAACGGAGTCATGGGATATGTCTTCAGAAACGTGTCAACATCTGACGTCTTGATGCCGTCAGTGGCGTTGGACGGTTGATAGACGGTCATGTAAAATGCGACCATGATGTTATTGATATCGCCACCTAGTAGCACCATCGCACCCGATCCAGTCGTCTCGTCTGCCGCACACTCTTTCAGTGGGTCATTTGCCGGCGGGTTGGGACACTTGTGTTTTGGCTTCGCATCTTTGAGTGCCTTAATCAGTGTTGCCGGCATGAGTCGAATCACTTGTTCGGCCGATGACCTTGTGAACATATCGGAGCCACTGCCATCGAGAGTATAGATACCTTTGATACCATTGGTGTCCTGGAATCCTTCACGCTGCGTAAACAGAATCCATACCAGCACCGCTAGCAGTCCGAATAGAATCCACTTCCCCATTATCCCTAACTCACATGATGTTTTCGGCACAGGGGCAAACAGATGCGGGACGTGGTCCTTTCCACATCATGGACCCATCGTCCCATTGACCCGGCTTGTTCGGCATGGACTGCTTCACGGGTCCATAGTCTCCCTCAGAGAATCGCGTAGACGAGGTGGGGTTGACTCCCGAGTATCCGCCTTCGGTTCGCGTCCGGAGTTCGTCGCGACCCATATCAGGTGCCAGGTTCGCATCAGATGGCTTGAACGTCTGCGATTTCTCTTCGCGGCCCGCCGCGGTTCCTGTTCGATCGATATGGAATCCATCTATGATGATTGCCTTGACAGATGCCCGATCAACACCGGCAACCGTGCCTGCCGAAGAGGCCAAGAACGTATCCACCTGAGCTTCAGTTGGCTTGGTCGTGGCCGGCGAATATACGTTATCATAGAAGGCTTGAAGAACAGCGAGGTAATCGGCCGATTTATATCCGGTGGGTGCCAACGACTCTATCTTGCTCGCCCATGCGATTGATGTCGTTTGACGACACCCGCCAGCAGCGTCCGAACATGTGGCACCGGTGCATGAACACGGTCTCTGGACACCGGATGCGACACCCGCTTTGCCTCCCGATGTGAACTCGGGGTCCGTGAAGTACTCCGTCGACTGTGCGACCATGGCCGCAAGGAGAAGCCCGACAATAAGTGCGAGCAATGCCCACTTCATTGTATTGAGCAAACATCGTTTGTCGGGGCAGGTGTGGGCGTGGGGGGCGGAGTCATCATGGGTTTCGCTTTCTTCTCACGAAGATTCGCAGGTTCCGCAGAGTCCTCGACAAAGAGTCCTTGCTTCACGGCGGCATCCGAGGCATTCACGCCTTCCCATTGGTCAGAGGTCGCATCGAACCGGGCCTGTGTCGCCTCATCGCGGGGCTTGAACTCAAGGAAACCTGTGGGCGTTGTATTCTGTCCTGCGTTAGACTTGACATACGGAGACGGACGAATGGGGCGACATCCCAGTGCTTCCTGGTACTGCTGAAACTGACCCAGTGTCTCGAACTTTCGCATCTCACCTGTGCGTGAAATACCTACCCATGTCTTGTCCGGCTCTTGGTTCAGCTCATCGAGGCACGCCATTTTCTAGTGGGTGATATAAATAGATGGGTGTTTTCGACAACAACCCGCGGCCTATTCGGGATGCCGACTTCTATGACGGCGGTGCCAACCTCAAGCGTAGGCCCCTCCTCGTTCTCTTCTACATGGACGGTTGCTCGCATTGTGTAGCGAACAAGCCGATGTGGGATGAGATGAAAAAGAAGTACAGCCACATTCCAGTGGAGGAAATTGAGTCAGCGAATGTTCCTTACGATGAGCATGTCTCTGGGTTTCCAACCATGAAGTACAAGCCGGCCAAGGGTCGTGAGCGTGTTTTATCTGGTCAGCAGGCCTCAGCGAGTGAGATCGCCCGGAAGCTCGGACTGGTCAATCGGAACACCCGGCGTAGTTCCCGTCGGTTGAGTCGCCACACTCGCCGCCGGCGTTCGCGGCATTGAGCCCTTTGTCACCACATATCCCTCATTCAGGAGCTTGCCCGAAGCCGCACCCTTGCCCAGGAACTGAAGCAGGCCCGCGTGGTCATCCTCGGGCACCGTGTAGAAGTTACGCTGAGCCGTCATGGTCTGGAAGATATCGGTCGTGTCCATGTACATGTTCGAGGTCTGGGCGAACTGCTTGTTCACCTGGTCACGCACCGTCCGGTCCGTCGGGTCAGCCGCCGGCTTACGCTTCGGATTCTCATTGATATCAATCAGAGTGGGGTTCATGAACGGATTGTCCTGAGTCGGCATGGTCACTCCGTCCCCCGCGAAGGAACTCACTGCCGTTCCCATACGAAACGGCTCCGTCATTCGCTTCGTGTTCGGATATAATTGGTGGAGTGCGACGGTGATTCCCATCACAACCGGAACATAGACAAAGTACTTCACCTCCATCGAGCACGTAAACAGGAGGAGACTGAGGTACACTGTAAAGCGAACCACTGAATTCAATGCCTCGTCCACACTCATACCCGCGGTTGGCACGAATGCGAACCACGTGTCGGAACGGAATAGTATACTCGGATCGGAAAACCAAAATGCCATGGTACTACTCTCTTATCTTCACTTGCGACCTTTTTCGTGGAGTTTACGCTGGAGACGAGCTTGCATGCGAGCACGGCGAGCCTCAGGAGAGTTGGACATGATTTGCTGGGCCGTGTTGCCTGTAGCCGGTCCATCGCGGGCCACGCCCACCATCTCGTTCATGTACTTGCCGAAACTCGACTGGAACTTGGCCTTGAGGGTTTCAATCTCGCGAATAAGCTCCTGCTGATTAATCTTACCCGCCTTGATACGCTCCTCGAGCATGGTCTTGACCTGCTCCATGACCTGACGAACCGCATGACTACGCTCGGGATGCTGGAGAGCCTCCAGAATCTCCTCCGGACGCTCAAAATCAATGCCAATGTCGTCCAGCTTGATCGACGCCGCAATGTCGCCGACGATGGACGCAAGACGCGTCTTCATCAGCAGCTCGAAGATCTCCGTCATGGCTGAGCTGGTCTCCTCTGCTTCGAGAGTCTTGAGAATCTCATCGGTATCGCGGTGAGTGGTCGGCAGTACGTGCTTCATCGCTTCCAGTACCTGGGATACCTTCTCCTTCGGGTCGCCACGGAGGAACGAGAAGAGCAGGGTTAGATGAAGAGCCTTCCAGGTCTCCTCGGATTCGACCCACACTGTGCGAATGTCCACACCCTCAAACGGCTGGGGAGCATCGGCACCGAGAAAGAGCGAGGCGTCGCGGTGCATGATCTTCATTGCGTGAGGAGTCATCACGTCTGTCAGACGAGTGTACACTTCGTCAGACGCACGCGGAAAATTGATGTCAGGATGCTTATCTTTCAGACACTTGATGAAGGCACGAAGATGTTCCATTATTCTTACATAGAACTCTTATTTCCAAAGCGGGACGCGAATCCCTTCCTGTCCGACTCTGTCAGGCAGATGCACCCTACATCCGAGGAGAAGGGCGAGGGGCAGCAGTCGGGTCCGACCTTGTTGTTCATGAACTGTCCGAGGGCATTGTCATCGGCAACATCGTAGGGCAGAGCGGGTACGGGCTTGGCCTCGCTACCCATGAGAGTGCCGGTGCCACTGAGAGGCGACGCAACCGTGTCGAGCGGGGCGGGGCTGTCAGCCGGAAGCGTGAAGGTCTCGACTCCACCGCTCATATCGGTATAGCGAAGCATCATGCCCACAAGGGCCGCAGCAAGGAAAAAGGCAACAACGACCGGTGTACGAAGCATTACTTGATGTCCGGAAAAAAACGGATTCCGGCGAGGCCAGGTGAGAGAGGGGCATCATGGATTCTATGTCTCTCGTCGAGCTCAAGCAGCTCGCTAAGCAGCGTCGTATCAAGCAGTACTACATTCTCAAGCGTGTCCAACTCATTCAGCTCCTCGCACTCCCCGAACTCCCGAAGTCATTCATCATCGAGAAGATGACCATTGCCCAGCTCCGCGAGGAGGCAAAGCGAAAGGGCGTGCGTGGATTCTGGAGCCTCCGTCGCGAGCAGTTGGTCGGTCTTCTGTTTCCTTCGGATTCCGGAAATTTGTCTGACGAGATGAATAAAGTATGAAGCTCTCATCTGGAAAAGTTCTTCGCCTCGGAGTTGTGCTTGTTGGCTTCGTTGTTGTCTATTCTCTCTTTTCATCGTACTCGGGCGGTAAGGGTGCCGTTGGCGAGAAGCTCTGGGTTGAAGAGCATGGTGGCACGGGTCCCATGCCTCCGCAGTCGGACCAGGGTCCCATGTCGGTCGCGACCTCGGTCGTCGGGGGCAACGCCGTGGCGGTTGACGATATGCAGGGCCGCACGCCGTCGTCGCAGCAGACGTACACCCAGAACGTCCTCTCGTCGGGTGAGCTACTCCCCAAGGGCGAGATTGGTGCCTCGTGGGCCGCGGTGAACCCGGTTGGCAGCAAGGACCTTGATGGCCAGAACTTCCTGCAGGCCGGTTACCACGCCAATGTCAACATCATCGGCATTGCCCAGACCAACCGGAACCCGACGTACGACATCCGCTCGGAGACGCCGAACCCCCAGGCCAAGATCGGCCCCTTCCTCCAGACGACGATTGACCCCGACCCTTTCCGTGCCAACCGGGCCTTGGACGGACTCCAGGGTTAAACTCGCAGTACTAGACAATGTTGTCCGTAGCCGCCGCGGTTGTCGGGGTCGCAGTCGTCTCACAGTTCATCGGCACGGGAAACTCAGTTCGCATGACAGGACCGGATGGTCACGAATACGATATGCAGAACTTACCTAACAAGGAAGAGGCCGTGAAGCTCATGTCCAAGATTCGGGCAAACCTGACCAAACTGCGAGATGAATACTCGGCTGAGCCCGCCATGATGAATGATCCACCTGTGGCTCGGTTCGTGGCTCGCTATCAGCCTGATGTGTTTTCCGAGAACACGATGAGTTCCGCAGACACATCGTATTCAGAGAACAAGGGACAGCGAATCGTGGTGTGTTTACGCGACAAGACCAAGCCTCCTCAGTATCCGTTAATTGATATCAACACCATCATGTTTGTGATGCTCCACGAGATGGCACACTTGATGACAGAGACGATCGGACACACACCTGAATTCTGGGGAAACTTCAAGCGAATCCTCCACGATGCCGTAAAGGCCGGTATCTACACACCAGTGAACTATTCGCATCAGCCGACGCCGTATTGTGGCATGCTCATTTCGGACTCACCACTGTAAGCTCGCTACCAGAAAACCTAACCCATTTATAATGTCGAAGACCGTCCCCGTCGCAGGAACAGGTTCGAGTGTAACGTTCTTTGAGGACGATACCCTGGAAACTATAAGGCAACATATCGCAGTTGCTGTCAACTCTCACCCCGACCGCCTTTTCCTTGAGGTGAATGTCCATCTCCCCGAGGACTATTACGAGGACCCTCGTCACTGGGACGCCTTGTTCCTTCGCATGTCGGTGGATGGAGTGCGTATCGACACTGGATTGTTCAAGGCATATTTGGAGCAGCATCGTCCGGGAACGCGAGTCAAGGAAGGACCGTGGTCACGCGAAGACTGGAACAGCTACCCGGATGCACTCTCGGAACTGAGCTCACCGGGTGCGGGATTCTCGGAGTGGCGTGTGTTTGGTGTGACCGGCGACCGCTCCATCGTCCTCCCGCTGCCGGCAAAGGAGTTGCCTGGATTAGCCTCGACCCGCATTCCCATTGGTAACCTCCAGTTGCTCTTTGAGACACTGTACACAGACGTTGTGTCGTTTCGGGCCACTGAGATTGGAGCGGATACATCTCCGGCCGTGAAGCGTGTCTACTTTCCCCTCTTTCGCGAAGACACACCCAACCGGTTAACGGACTCTGCCGTTCGTTCGCTCCGAACCAATGCGGACCAACTTACGAAACTTCTGGCCTTGTCCACGCCCGAGCCGAAGCACACGTCGATTCTCCGGGCCAAGTGGTATATTCCCCTCGTCGAGACGTCCCTTCCCGCACCCCGTGCCCAGTTTGAGCAAATGTTCTATGGACTGACGCTGTCTCCCAAGACGCCGTATGTTGGCTTCTTCACCTCCAAACAGGAGAAGATACGCCACAAGTTTTATGTGAAGGACCCGAAGAACAAGGTTCCGTCGGTGGACGTGGCCATGTGGAAGGCGTGGACGTCGACAACTCTGCCCCAGCGTCGTCTCCCGACGATTCTGCTGTACCGCGGAACATCTCGCACCTCGTTTGACCGTATCGCCATTACGTCGCGTGATATCCAATGCACCATTGTTCGTGGAAAGGATGCGAAGGGAGACCTGGATGAGATTCGTCTTGGAGTATACGACTGGCTGAAGTCGATGGATGCGATTACTCCGTTCATCGAGGCCAATGACATGGCCATTACTCGCTGGGAGCTTCAGGACCTCAGTCTGCTGGGAACGTACACCAAGGACATTTCCGAATTTGATTTGCGTCGGTTCTCATGTCTTCAGTCGCTCTTCAGTTATCAGGATGGAGTCTTTCGCCTTATGCGTGCCGACCGTCTGGCTGAGAATTTTACACCTCTCGAGGTCCAGGCCTTTCAAGCACTCCAAGATGCGGAGCAACCGAGCGTGGCCACGTTAACGGAGATTGGCATGACTCCAGATGACGCAGAGGCACTCTTCACAAAGTTTGTCAATCTCGGAGATGACCTGGATTTGGACCGCGTGTTAAAGGGATTTCCCACCCTTCGCTTCTCGAACAAGGAAGTGATTCTCTCCGCAGTCACAACGGTTGAGCGTGCCATCAAGTATGCGAGTATTCTTCGTCATGTTCTCACATCCGACGATGCGGATGTCAATGCAGCCTGTCCTCGTCGCGTCGAGGCCGTGGAGGCCGCCGCCGCAGTTCCCCAACAGGTTGCGGTTAAGCAGGGTGACTTTGCCGTGGACGACGACCTCCTTGCCGAACTCGGGTTAGGTGAGCCCGCCCCCGAAGCCGCTGCCCCCGAACCCGCTGCGGCCGCTCCTGAACCGGGGAAGAAACGCGTGCGTGTCGCCGAGAAGGCAGTGTCGACATACAATTACTTCAACAAGCGTCTCCAAGCGTTTGATTCAACCACGTTTGACAGTGCCGTGTACCCCAAGAGCTGCGACAAGAACAAGCAGGTTGTCGTCCTCACTGCGGATGATGAAGCCAAACTCCCGCCCGAGTACAATCCTCGCAACTACCCCGAAACTGCGAAACAGGCCAAGGTCAAGGAGGCAAACAAGGAAAAGGAAGGTATCGACGACTACAATGTCCACCTCCTGCCGCTGACAACGGCCGATGGTAAGGAGGGTATCGCCACATGCCCCCAGTATTGGTGCATGACGGATCAGCTTCCTCTCCGCGAAGACCAGCTGGCTGAGAATGCGTGTCCCATTTGTAGGGGCAAGGTCCGCTCTGGAAAGGATGAGGATGTGGTGGAGTTCTCCGTGATTAAGCGGGACCAGGCCTCGGTGTTTCCGAATTACATTGGCACCATCAAGGACAAGCAGATTCCCTGCTGTTACAAGGTCGAACACCCATTCAAAGAGCTGCTCGTCCCCAAATCCGAAAAGAGCGATGACTCGTATGTTCTGAGTTCAGCCAAGACCCCCGCGATGCGAATGGGATACCTGAACGAGGGACTGGCGGCCTCTCTTCGCATCCCGCTTGGATACGACAAGTCCATCAAGAAGAGCCGTCTGGATACCGGAAAGGCTGATTTCTTCCGCGTAGGACTCGGTCGTCCGTCCAAGACACTTCCACTCTTCCTCAAGGATGCCACACTTGTCCCTGAGCCAAAGGACGCACCCAAGAGCGTCATGCTCTGCTCCTTCGCACGGACGTGGACAGACATGGGTGAAGGAGAAACTCAGGTGGACCGCATTGTGTCTGGAATTCAGATTGCGTACAAGGAGGGCCGTCTGACCATTCTTGATGAGCTGGAGTATGTAACATCTGTGCTTCGGTGTGCGGTGATTCGCGTCAACACCGCCACGTCCTCGGTGATGTGTGGATTCTGGTCCGAGACTGTCAGCCCCCGCGAACGCACGATTGTGTTGATTGATGATGACATTCTCACCCACGTCTCTCGCGGAACTGACAAGGCCAAAGGGTTTGCGAAGTATGCGTACACGGTCAATATCCGGGACCCGAAGTTCCCGAAGCCGGCCCTGGTTGCCATCGCGTCTCTCCACTCGCGTGCGTGTGTGTCTGACCGTCCCCGCCTGGCTGATGCGTTACAAGAGCTGCGTAGCAAGGGACACGATTTCCAAGTTGTGCTGGACCCATTCAATCGTGTTCAGGCGGTGTTTGTGCCGACAGTTGTGGTCTTGCCAGTGCAGCCGTCGCCGTACGAAGAGATGCCTGGAGTTCATGCTCGGTCTGGGTATGCGGATATCCGGCCCGAAGAACTCCCAACACGTGCCGCGTTACGCACCTTCCTAGATGGAACGACGCACAAGGGATTCAAATGGGTAGAAGACTTACGCGATGTCGAGGGTCGGCTTGTCGAGTCGCTCTTGGCGTCTGAGTTCCGTGCCCCTTTCCACGCGGAAGCGGGGGATGTGGGGTCTGCGAAGGAGGTCTTGGCCACCATGGCCCGAAACCCCGAGAAGGACCTCGTCGAAGGCAATCCGAATGCGGAGGATGCCCTTCAAGCGGACTCCATCTCGTATCAGGGAGAAGTGTTTGAGTTTCTCATGTTCTCGCTATCCAAGGACATTCAGACAACGGAATATTCCGACCTCCGTGAAGGGATTGCCACGCGTGGACCCAATCTCTTCAAACAACTCACCGCGTGGCTCAAGAAGGAGGCTCACTGGGATGCGACACAAGGCCCGCGTGCCTTTGTGAATAAGGTGCGAACACCGTGTGGACAGTTCCAACAAAAGGACGCGTGTAATACGTCATCCTTGTGTGGGTGGAAGGGAAGTGTGTGTAAAATCAAGGTTGACTCCTCAGTCGACCGCACTCAGATTTTACGTCGACTGACAAAGACCCTGACAGACAATGACAAGCAACGTGCCTTAGTCTTGGACGAACGGTTGTCGCCCTTTTTCAGCACGGTCTTGTACATGGAAATGCCGCACGAGTTGATTACGACATCAGTTTAACCGTCCTACGTCACCGGAGGTTCCTAGGGAACCTACGTCACCGGAAAGACTCCTCTTTACGCCTTCGGGGCGGTCTTGATGAAGTGGACCTTCAGGAACGACTGGAGGTTCAGGTACGTCACCTCATCCTTGTCCGACACACGGAGAAGCTTGGCCAGGACCGAGTTCGGCACGATGCGACGCTTGAACGTCGGGTCGAAGCACGAGTGCTCCTTGACGTACGTCGAGATGAACTTGGTCACCTCCGTCTGCGAACGCTTCTCGCCCGACTTGAGGCCCATGAAGTGGCACAGCTCATCCGTCAGCGGACGCTGAACGAGAAAAGCATTGTTGGCACGGCGAGCCTCCCACGTCTTACGCTCCTCGGGCGTCATGTCCGCGGGGTTCTTCTTCTTCTTCTTCTTGATCTCGCGAGCCTCACGCTTGGTCGCCTTGATCGCATCCGCCACACTCTTCGTGGCCTCGCGGACACGGGTCGTCAGCTCGGCGGACAGGGCCTTGAGCTTCTCAGCCAGGCCAGCCAGGATGACATCCGAGCTCTCAACCGCCTCGACGGCGGCGGGGGCAGAGGGCGTCTCGACCGTCGGGACCGTCAGGACGGCCTTGGACGGGGCGGCGGGCTTGACCGCCTTGGCCTTGACGACCTTGACAGGGGCAGCCGGCGCGGCGGCGGACACGGGGGCAGGGGTGGCGGCGACGGTCTTGGGGGCGACATCGGACTTCTTAGCGGGCATCTTGTTTGCCTTAACGGAGGCAGAAGAAGAGGACATTTCTAACGCACTGATATACTCTTACCTCCGGCGGTCATGTAAACCACTTGATCCAGGAAGTCGGGCACAAGACGTTTTGTGTAGGACAACAAACGCGACTTGGCTCCAATATAGTACATTCGATAGGCGACAACCGGGTCGGGATGCTTGAATTCATCAGGCATGGCGAGTCGAGGCAGAGTCCAACCAACGTCCACGAGGGTGGTTGGCGAATGCGTAGACAACCACTCCAAATGTGATTGCGTCTTGTGAACCTTGCCATAGCGATAGGTGTACTCGGCACACAACGCCATGCCAAGTCGACAGAGCCAGCGGTAGTTGGCCAGAGACTCGCGAACCCAGCGGGCCAGTGGGTGATTGGGATGTGTCTTACGATAGGCCCCGTCGGGAAGAGGTGATTCGTAAACCCAGTGGGCACAATACAATAGCTGTGCAGTTTCGAGGATCATCTTCACCACGTGTTTATCGCAGTGAAGGCGAGCCGCTTCGTCAGGGTCGAGAGAGAGGAAGAAGATGTTCATGGTGGCACACATTGGGCTTGTTTGGACAGGGCAAATCCATTTTTAGCGTCGACGACGGCGGGTCTGCCTCTTGGATGTGCGACCCTTACCTTTCGCGGTCAGTCTCCGATGTTCGTCAATCATGCTCTTCATTCTGGCAATTGATGCGTCCGACGGACCTTTCCATCCTTTACGCGGAGACTGTCCTATGCGGTCCCCATACTTTTCAATATCGGCCCATCGAGCTTTCTGTATGGCTTCAATCTGTTTCTGACGCAAGGACTCCATTGTTTAACACCGATACAATGCTGACAGGAGGAGAAAGACAATATCATATGCTTGACTGTCTGTTAGCATGATGGTCATGATGTTCAGCGAGTTGATACTGGACGCCGGGGCATGCTCGATACCTCGATCAACCATAGCAACGATACGGTTGTTGGGGCGGGGCATTGCCCGCACATCGTCGGACAAGAATCGAAAGGCTACGCGTAGGTTCTCCCGAGTCAAGTTCGCAAACTGTTCGGGGTGAACATCCTCGAATCCGAATCCACGAAAGATCTGAGATAGAATTGTCCACCTGCGTACGACATTCTCCTTCAAGTCCCTGGGCGGTGGGGGTACGGCCATCCCATGACGGCGACGATAGAGATGGAATGCACGAAGACGTGAGAGGTCGGCGTGTGATATTGGGTTCTTTGTATACGGATTCGTTGGAGACACAGATCGCGTGAACCATTCCCACGCAGTTGCGAAATCAAACCACCATACCTTGTCACCCTCCTGCAATCCAAAATAGTCAAAGGGTGCTTGTTTGGTCTTGTCTTCGAACGTGGCCAAGTCTTCATCGTTCACGCACGTCCCGCGTCGAAGCACACCGGGTCCTGCGAGTGCGAGGACGTGTCGAACTCGCCACGCACGATACAAGGCCTGGACTTTTGTGAAGCGAAGAATCTTCTCCTTGTGTGCGTCAGCCCAGTACTGCACGGTCTTACACCTCGCATGAACCCCACAGACTCGATGTCCAAGCAAGGCAGTTGAACAACATTGGTCTATTGACCTCTTGTTCCGCAGTGCCGCACACTGTTGCATTGTCTTCAATGGATACATTCTTGAAAACTGGAAACGTGTGTGGAAAACGAATCCGATGCCATCGAGGCCAAGAAAGCTCACACAATTCAATATGGCCACCACTGCAATCATCCCTTCCGAGAACCTGGACATCTCCCGCGTCAGCATCGGCGATATTCGTGCGAACAAGGCTGGTGGCAAGACCGTTCCGATCAAGTACAATGGTCAGTCTCTTCAGGTCCGCATTCCTCGCATCTACTATCCTGCCGGTGTTGTGGTTCGCACGGACGAGCAGTCCGGTAAGCGTAACTACAGTCTCCTGGCCTCACTCAAGAGCTGTGATTCCTATGCCAAGGAGCGTAGCACGGATGGCACCGACATCGGTGCCTTCTACAACTTCTGCCTGGATTTCCAGGAGAAGCTCATTCAGCACTCGATGGTGAACTCTGGCAAGTGGTTCGGTAAGGCCAAGTCAGAGGCGGTTCTCCGCGAGACCATGAAGCCGATTCTCACGCCGAGCGTTGAGAAGGTCAATGGCGAGTGGGTTCCGAATGGCAAGTATCCGCCGTCTCTCCGCATGAAGATTTCAATCTGGGATGGCCAGGTCGGAATGGATGCGGTTGATGAGAAGGGTAACGCGATTGTTCTCACGGAGGACAATCTCGAGCAGGTCTTCGCTAAGCGTATCGAGGGTCGCATGGTTCTGGCCCCGAGCGTCTATGTCACGGGCACGGGCTTCGGTGTGACCTGGCGTGTTGTTCTGGCCAAGGTGTTCCCGCCGTCGCGTGTCGGTGCCAAGGCCGCCTTCGCGGACATCAAGGAGCCCGAGGATGATCCTGAGGACAAGCCGGCGGCACTCAACATGCCGGTGGCGAGTGCGTTCCCGGATGAGGAGCTTGATGAGGAGACGAATGAGGAGGTTACTCGGGCACCGACTCCTCCCCCAGCACCCGCACCAGCTCAGGTGCCGGCGGGTCCAAAGAAGGCACGGAAGGCTCAGGCGGTTCAGTAAAGCCAAGCAGTGACCATACGGAAGAGCCCTTAGGGGCGGTGTAGACAACCATTCGGTCGTCAATGAAAAACACCTTTTCCTTTTCGGGGAAGTCAATCGGTGCGGCTACGCCACATGGAAACGGAGACATGGATGCGCGACCGCACTTGGCACAGCTATGCACTGTGGGTCGCTGAAGGAGCATGTCAAGCGTAACAACACGCATCGATCCACGCAGGCACCGTTCGAGAAGACGTGTGGGCGTTGTCCACCCCTCAGACAGACACTGTTCATACGCATGAGTCGGCATTTCCGTCCAGATTGTCTCGCCCTCGGTCCATCCGTCCTCCTGGAGAAGCGTGCCAAAGGCATTGTCCTTGTACCACAACAGATGGACGGTGCTGGGCTTATCAAGTGCGTGCTCGGATACACCCACTCGGTCTAGGCCCTCGGGGTCGTAGAGCCAGTACACATTCGCATGCGTATAGTTCGGGTCTCGTGCCCCGCGATAGACCTGTCGCCCTGCCATAGTCCACAGGTCAGACACAATGTTGATATCGTGTTCCGTGATATCCGTGTCTACCTCGTAGACAACGGACCGGTCGATTACTGAGAACATTGTTACCTCACGAGAGTTGAGCCAACTCAATCAAACGTAACCTTGACCGGCACATCATGGATGCGGACAGACTTGGTGGCAGACCGACTCAACTCATGACGCTTGCGACGCTCAGAGTCCTTGGGCTGGATGACATGCGAACACTCCTCCATATCCGCATGAATCTCATCATAGTGGGCATCCAGGTAATCAAGGACCTCATCCTGAATAGCCCACTCAAAGAAGTTCAGCTGCCCCACTGTAGTATCCAGCCCGCGGAACTGAATTCGCTTCCATCGGCAGAACGGGTCAAACATCTTTTTGTTGTACGCCTTGAGGTGCGACTTGTAGACCAAGTACACAATGACGTGATGGTTCGACTTAGCCATGAACGAGACATTGCACTTCTTTGAGTAATTGGTAACAAACCAATCCAGTAGCCTGAGGCTTAACCTTGACTTGCCCGTCAGCACCTCCTCTACACGGCGAAAGTTCTCGGGGTCTGCGTAGAACTTCTCGAGACGGTGAAGGACCCACTGGTCTTTGCTCTGAATCGTCTCCATATCGATTCTGTGTTCCAGCACTGAAAATGAGTTTTCCGGCTTGACGCACTACTAAACGCATGGAGGCTGTCGTAACTGAATGGCTGAAGGAACCACCGTATACTCACATGAAGAACCGCCTGAAGCCGCTTATCATGTTGATGACTCTTCTCGCACCTACCGTTAGGTATACGCAGGCCCGGCGTCGTGTATTTGCCGCAGTGGAGGAGGCGATGAAGGGCGACCTTGGACACATGTGGGTGCGTGACCGATGTATGCGGCGAACCATTCGCGTCTACGGAATGAATGACCAGCGGACATCTGCGTGGCATGCCAAACGAGGTGAGATGGTGACGGCTTCCGAGGTGTCGGGTGTCTTTACGGGTGGTGAGACGCGGAGAGCTCTTGTGCTGCGCAAGCTTGAGCCGCCTCAGCCAACAGGCAGCCATCCAATCTCCGCTCTGATTTGGGGAACACGCTTCGAGCCAATTGCCAAGGCCATGTACGAGACCGAGACGAAGTGTTCCATCGTGGATGTCTCATGTGTCCAGCATCCCGTTCACACTTTCCTGGGTGCGTCTCCCGACGGTATCATCTTCCCCAATGACCCGAAGGACATTCGCCGTCGCGGTCGGCTGGTCGAGTTCAAGTGTCCGATTTCGCGTCCTCCCTCGGATGGAATTCCGGATGCCTACGTGCACCAGATGCAGATGCAAATGGAGTGCACGGGCATTGACGAGTGTGAGTATGTGGAGTTCCGGTTCAAGCAAATCTTCTCATCCGAGTGGCTGAGTGCGTCGGGCGTCAAGGGAGTCTTCGCAGTCTTTGATGACCAGACAGTTGAGTACAAGCCCATGGAGATGGCACTCTCTGACTGGGTGCCGACGGTAACGGACCGTGAGCCGCAGTACATTTATTGGCGTCTGGTCTCCACAAAGAAGGAGTTCCTTCCCAAGGACACGACGTGGTTGCCCCGTCATCTTCCCGCTCTTCGCGAGTTCTGGGACGAGGTGCTTCTCCATCGTGCCGCCGGTACTACGCCGCCACCTCCTCCGTCAAAGGTTCCTGCACTGGACATTTGATAACGCCAGGAAAGTAGTATCCGGATTGTGGATACCACCCGGCCGTATACCACCGGTCGGGCATGACGATTTTTCGGCTTGGATTCAGATACGCTCCCCACCACGAGAAGGAAGAATTCGCACAGATTCCCCCTTTGCATTGGCTCATGAGGTAGAGCGTGTCAATCTCTGGATCGTCAACCAACGTGTACTTCACATTGGCCAACCATGGACGTGCCTTTGCATACGCTACATCGTTCGTAACCACAAGGAAATGTGCATCGGGGAAGTGTTCGATGGCACGTTGGTAATATCCGTCCAAGTGGATGCCGTGGACCGCATGCCCAACATAATCGCCGCCTCGAATGTGGAGGAATATGCTGTCTTTCGCGGGATAGCGAGTCAGCACGTCGGGCGAGAACTGCAACCGAGACACAAACTCGGGGTCAACGTATCTCCAATCCTGAAAGTATCCGTTCATCTCTGGGTTGGGACTCCACCGGAGCAGACCTCTCCAATCCATATACGTCATGGAAGGTTCGGCGACCTTGGACGATGGACGCAAGTCGGAATGCAGAGCCTTGAACTTACTTAGAATTGTATCAAAATATGACACGTCTGAATGCGGCGATGGGTTGGCAACCGTCTGGATGTATGGAGTACGACCCGTCCGCCGTGCCACGTGCAGAAGTGCGGCGAGCTGGAAAAGTTGATTCCCAAGCCCGCCGACAAGTGCAACCGTCACAGAGAGGGGCATTTACGTATGAACGACGCTGATTCCTAAATGGTACTCACCTTTGTCACAGCGTTTCTGGACCTCCACGAGTCGAGGCCAACGGACCGAACACCTGAGCGGCGTATGGAGTTTTTCCGGATGCTGAACGATACCGGTGTACGCATTCACCTCTTTGTGAGTCCCGAGTATACCGACATGGTAGAGGTGACAAATGGTGTGAAGGAGGTGATCTGCCTCGAGGACCTGGATACCTATCGCCTCGCACCACCCGGCCTTCCCGACACGCGTAATGAGACGCACGACACTCGCAACTTTCTGATTCTGATGAATGCGAAGATTGAGCTGGTTACGCGAGCCATGGATTCTATGCAGCATCGGGGCGACCACTACGCATGGATTGATTTCAATATCTTTCATGTGTTGGAGCCGGTGCGTGGAGCCGAGCAGATTCGGACACTGTCTACCCGAGTCTATCCAGACACCTGCATGTACGTACCTGGATGCTGGGAAAGGGGTGTGCTCTGGTCATCTGTGAACTGGCGTTTCTGCGGAGGTTTCTTTCTGGGAGATGTTGCCTCGCTCAACGCATTTTATTTTGCCCATAGATCCGAGTTTCAGATGTGTCCTCACCTGTCATGGGAAGTCAATGTATGGGCCCACCTCGAAGAACTGGGTTGGACGCCGACATGGTATGCCGCTGACCACAACAACCGCATTCTCGACGTGCCTCGCCTTCCAATTGTTGCCAGCCTCACCACCATTCCTCCCCGAGAGGCCGAGTGCCGTGCGGCAATCGATTCGCTTCTTCACCAGGTTGACCGGGTCTACGTAGCCGTGTCGCATACCTATCATCGGTTCGGCGAGTACAGCCCACCCGAGTACCTGATGCAGGAGCCCTATGCGTCAAAGGTTACACTGTGCTTCGGAGAGGATTATGGGCCTGCGAGCAAGTACATTGGGACCACCCCGCCGAGAGATGCGTGGGTCTTTGTTGGCGATGATGACCAGGAGTATGCCCCGAATCTCATTGAGCGAATGATGTGGTCTGTGTCGCAGATTGGTATTTATCAGAACCACTATGAGTCCATCAAGCAAAAGACGTCGGGTGGCATGGTCCACGGATATGTTGGAAACATTGTTCACACGTCTATTCTGAGGGAGCTGCGAAGGTTTCCACTTCCCGAGTGTGCTCGCTTCGTGGATGACCAGTGGGTATCGATGTACTGCCGTCTCAACAATGTCCCAGTGCTGCCAACTGAAGTGGAATTCTACGAGGAGATTTTCAGGGTCACAGAGAATGGCCACGAGAAACTTGGAACCCATTCACTGTCGGGATTGGGTACGCGAGGAGACCGAGTGCGTGAACTCGAAGAGTACTTTGGCGTTTCCTTTTTAGACAAGAAGGTCTGAGAAGAAGCAATGCACTGCTTTTACATCAACCTCGACCGCCGAGTAGACCGCCGACTAGAGACGGAAGCTGAGTTTGCTCGCATGGGTATGACGGCTGAGCGGTTTTCGGCGATTGAGCGTAGTCCCGGCGGACTCGGGTGCACACAGTCGCACATTGAAGTCTTGAAACTAGCACGGTCTCGCGGATACGAGTCTGTGATGGTCCTTGAGGATGACTTCTCCTTCGTAGTGAATGAGCAAGAACTCGCAGATGCGTTCCTCCACCTTCCCGAGACGTTTGACATGGTACTTCTCGCTTTCAATCTGATTCGTGGAGATCCGGTTACACCATACCTCGGCCGTGTTCAAGAGGCACAAACGACGGGCGGGTACATCATCCACTCGCGGTACTACGATACCCTTATCAACCGATGGTCGGAGGGACTGGCATTGTATGAGCAGAATCCCGACACACACTGGCTGTATATTCTCGACCAATACTGGAAGCCATTGCAGATGGTGGACGAGTGGTACTACTTTCTCAAACCCGTGGGCATGCAGCGTCCGAGCTGGAGTGACCTTGGACATCAGTTCATGAACGAGTACCACTAACAGCACCACCATTTCCGCATCGGCGATGCGAACTTGACGTTCCACTGGTCAATCGTGTAGTGATTGCCCATGCTGACATTGCAACGACTGCAGATAGGTACAAGGTTATTCACTGTTGTCTCACCGCCCTTGGACTCAGGGATATTGTGACCGCATTGATAGTCAAACACATTCATCCGATTCGTGCACCACACAATCTTACACTTTGTCTCGAACCTTGGGCCGACTTTAAGAATCCACACCTGTTCACGAAGGGCCTTGGGAATCTTCATTATGTCTTCTCACATCACCGCTGTATATGCGTTTACTCGCCACGGCGTGGCAATCCCCTTGGCGGCCTCAACAAACGAAGAGAAGGGCATGTGATTCGTCCGCTGTGCGTGCGACGAATGTTCGACCTCCTGTGTCCGCTTTGCTTGAGATTGGTCAAGCAGTTCGGGTTGAAACTTTTCCTGTGCCCCAGACACGGTCCACGCGGCCCACAGAACGACAGCTCCGGCAATGAGGGCAGCAATGTGAAGCATTGTTCTAACTCGGGTATAAAAAACGAACTCTTTCCAGTCTACTAGATAGAAGAACACAATGGAGGACAAGGCTCTCTCGATTCTACGTATCCTCTTTGAGCGTCGTAAGCTCGCAAACGACACCAAGCCCGTCGTTACCGGGCTGAAGGATGTGAGTGCCTACACGATGGGCGACGCTCTGGTCATCTTCAGCCAGAAGGACAAGATGCTCGAACGCGATGTGAATACGTACATTGCCTATGCGAAGGAGAATGAGTACACCAATGGCATGGTGGTCGTGTCAACCTCCAAGCCGTCTGAGAACCTGCTGAACATTATTCGCTCGACCGTGCCAGAGAAGGGGTTTCTCCAGTTCTTCCACCTCCGCGAGCTCCAGATGGACATTACGACTCACCGCATGTCCGTACCTCACCGAATTCTGTCACCGGAGGAGGCGAAGGTTGTGTTGGACAAGAATCGTATTGTCAAGCCAGAGGACCAGCTTCCGTGGATTGACTCGCAGGATATTCAGGCTCGTCTGATTGGTGCAAATCCGGGCGACATTATCGAGATCATTCGCCATAGTGACACGGTTGGCAAATGCACGTACTACCGCTATTGTGTGGCGGACGTAAATGTTGCCTGAATATAATGGCTGACCCAACAGCTACGGGCAACATGGCTGACCTGGAAGCCGAGTACCAGAAGCGGAAAACAGTCTATGACAATCTGGTCCAAAACGCCCTTGCCAACAATGACCAGTCAAAGATAGACGCCATCGCAGCCGCAAAGGTGGCAATGAACGACTCGCTTAACAAAATGCTTGAAGTGTCGGCAAAGTCGGGCACAGAGCCCCAGCAACAGGAACTCATTCACCGCATCATGGAGATTCAGCGTGACTATAATGGTCTCTTGACGGGTACAGACAAGCTTCAGACACTCCGACTTCTTCATCAGTCTCTCGATGTTCGCGACAGTGCGGGACTCAAGGTCCTGGGCGGCGTCTTTTTACTTGCCACACTTGCCTTGCTGGTTCAGGTTATGCGAACGCACTAACGGCCAGACTAACTCCAAGGAGGAGGACAAGGACGATAACGCGAGTGATCATCGAACCGTAGTCGATGGGTGTCGCGACATTCGCATTTGAGGCCACAAGCTCGTCTGCGACCTTGGGGCCCTGGTCCTTGAAGACTTGGGACTTGGCGTGAAGGTCGTCCAGCTCGGGGTTCGTTCCCTCGTACTCATCCAAGAAGGTCTGAATGTAAAACTGGTTTTGCCCAATGTGTGAACGCAGCTGGTCTTGGGCAGCGAGAATCTGAGCCTGAACTGTCTCGACGGCTGTAGAGCTCCCACCCGTTTGTTTGGATGCGACGTACGCTGTCTTATACGCATCAAGGAGCGTCTGATACTCAACATCTATCGAGTTGATCTCCGCTAGGCCGCTCGGGGTTGCTGCGTCGAACGTCGCTCGCTCTCGAACGTTTGCCGTCGCGATGACAATCAGCGTAAACAATAGGGTAGTGAGCCACCCGAGCATTATCTTGTAGGAGTAATAAAATGCCGGTCTCTCAATCCTTCTATGAACCCGGAGCTACCCAGCGTCACATGCGTGGCGTCGACGCATCTGAGTACACTCGGTTTGTTCGCATGGCGGCTACCGTGGCTCCCTATATCAACAACGGCACGTCTGTTCGGATCCCGTACGCTCGCCTTGGACAGAGCCAGCAGGCCGTTCGCGATGCTCGTGTAGTCGGTCCTATCTTTAACGGCCTCAGACCGTTTGTTGCGAATAAGTAATGAGTGCATCTCCTCACGAGGGAGTCTCGTCAACATACGCAGAGGCCATTGCCGAACTCAAACCCCTGCGTCCTCCCACTCAGCCGAGCGTTGATGTTGCCAATGCGAAACTGGACATCAAGGAGTTGGCGGCAATGGACATTCGTACTCTTCAAATCTGCCTCTTCTTTGTTGTTCTCGCCCTCTTTGGCTATCTCTTTCTTCCCGCTTCGATTGCCCATGGGTTCGCCTTCTTCACATTGTGTGTCGGGTTTTCGCTCGCAATCTATCTTTCTAAGAGATAATGGGTAACCAGCAGTTCAAGTGTCCGATTGGCACAACGTACGGAGCTGCTCCGATATCGTGTGTGATGGAATGTCCCACGGGCTACGAGCTTCGGACGGTTGAGGGTGCTCAGCGATGCGTCAGCAAGGCGGATCCGGACGCCTCTGTTCACCTGGTTCCCCAGCCTGCCGTTGCCAGGCCACTCGACGACCACTCTGCGTTCGAGATCGATAGTCTGAACCATGCGTCCGACTTGTACATGCGATACTCGGCGGAGAAGACACGATTCAATGAAGAACTCACAGTGGCGAATGCGAAGGTCGACCATCAAAAAGCAGTCGCCGCCGCGGAGGCTAATATGCGTGCGACAGCTGGAACGCCGGGGGCTGAGGCAGCGGGGGCTGCCTACGTAGCACTGACCAAGGATGCGAATGCACAGAACGCATTGTACGCGTCCCAAGCCCAGGCAAAGATTGACAAGTTCCTCTCCGATTACCAGTTCCTACGCAACCAGTCGCAGCAACAGCAGATGACGCTTGACCTTGTCGACACTGTAAAGGACAAGCTGTTCACCGTCAAGGATGACATGGAATACTCTGTGAGCACATTCGATAAGCAAATTAGCGACATCCGTAATCAGATCAACATCAACAAGACGACGCATCAACAAGCTACGGATTATGGCAAGTGGATTGGAGTCGGACTCAACTTTGCGATTGTGTTGGCACTTCTCTTTATGATCTTTGTAATTGGTCGCAAGGCGATGGGCGGTGCGAGTTTCTCTCCCTCATCTGGGCCACTGGGTGCACCCGCACGTCCTCCGGCAAGTGACCACACTGTCGAACTTCTCAAAGGACTGACTGGGTTGCTATCTGCGTCACCCAAGTAGGTATAAAACGCCCAGAACTCACAATGGAAGTCACTGACCCTCGCCCTGTAACCGACTTTCAAAAAACGACCTTTTGTGGTCATCCACGTGCACACGTGCGGAAAGTGTTGATTCAGACAATCCAATTAGGTCACGCAGATTATGCGTGCTATTGGACTCTTGAATTGCTCTGCTCTGGTCTTGTGCATAGTCTATGGGATTCGCTCTTTGAAGCTGCGGCCCTTCACATTAACCGTGCCCAGCCGAACGTATTTCTGTACTTGGCCAAGGCGTATGAGACATATGCCCCCATCGAGGGTGCCTACGACATTCGCAGCATGACTCGCATTCGCAATCACCCTGATGTCCGGAAGATGGTCTGTGAAGTGGCGGCCACTCTGGCTCTGTGCCGCAAGAACAAACTGTCGACTCTTCCGACCATGAAGCCGGCCCACGACTTTGACCCCGTCACGATTCAGGAGAGCCTGAAGTCGCCCTCACGACTCTATGGAGGCCAGGTGTTGAAGCAGTCTGACCCCATGCCAATCGCTGTGCCTATGAACGAGTTCTGTTATTGCATTCGTGCGGATGTGCGGGACCTGACCCGGGCATTGTACTGGATGTCATGGGTCTTCAGCTTTTGTCGCGAACACAAGAAGCAGACCAAGACGAACTTGCTCTTTGCCCCGCGAACAGATGAGTTTGTGTCAGGGGCGGACAGCACACACCCGGTCTGGATTTTCTGGGAGGCGATTCGTAGGAACACACCCCCTGCGACTCGGGAGTACATTGATGTCATGTACCGCATCCACTCGCTGAGGTGGACTCCAGGCGACAAGGGAAAGCGTGCCTTTCTGATTGCCGCCACGACCCTGCTTTGCGAAGGCTCGCTCGACAGCACGCCATGTGCCCCCACCATGCAGGTCTCGAACGTTCTCAATGGAATGCCTGGATGGATTGATGCGATTGTCAAGATGCAGCGGAGTTTCGCCTAAAACGGAAGCGTCCCGAATAACATACACACAGCCTACTTAAAATGTTCCGCCCTTCCTTCTCCGCGACTCAGGTCGCAGGTATTATCGGCCGCCACGCCTACCAGCCGACTTCCCAGGTCATGTACGATGTGTTCAAGAAGGACAAGGGTGTTGCTGAGAGGATTTATGCCATCGAGAAGGAGCACAACCGAAAGTCCATCAACAACTTCAAGGGGGCCTTTCTCAAAGACCGCGAGATTCAGCAGAGTGTCTTCACCGCCCTCGACAACTGCAAGAGTGCTGATGAGGCCACAGAGAAGGACATGGAGGCTGCGAAGAACCTCCATGATGCTGAGGCAAAGAAGCATTCCTTGGAGCTGAAGGTTGTTGCGGGAATCGATGTTTCGCAGGCTGAGGTCAAGGCTGTTCAGGCTGAGGTGGAGGCAGCGACAGTCGTCAAGAAGAGCACATCGGATGCGGTGGCTGCTCTGCCGACTGTTGGCGACACACTGGCCAAGGTGGAGGCTGCGTGCCAGAAGGTTATTGACCGCAGTCCGAACATGACGCCGACCATGGCTACGCAGCTCTTGTCGGATGCCCGCGGTGAGGTGGCGAAGAAGCGTGGACTCTCCAACGAGGACAAGATTCTCAATACCTACGAGGCTGAGCGAAAGGTGGTTCTGACGGAGCGGAACACTCGCATGCTCCGGATGGAGAAGGAGGCCTTCACCCTGGTCGGTCGTACCGACGGCTTTGTGGCCTCGCAGAATCGTGTGGTGGACTCGAAGAACCGTACACGCTTCTTCTCGGAGGTGCCGGTGTATGACATTATCCAGCTTCGCGTGTACATGCACATGTTGGATGCGACAGACTCTGAGCTGATTGAGAAGTTCCCGAAGCAGGCGACTCGCCACACGGTCTTCACCAATGACCCGGCTGAGTGGGCAGATATTGAGGCGAATCTGAACCTCGCCGCTCGCCGCATGACGGAGATTCTCGCGGACCCGTCTAGCTTAGAGGATCTCGTCTTCAAGAATACAGTGGAGAATGGAGCTTAGGATAACCTCTGACCCGCCCACATGGGCCAGCAAACCCGGAACAACCTATGAGACACGCTTCCTGTACACTGGAAACGGCCGCATCAACACGCAGGCCAAGGTCTATCAGGTTTTTCAGTCGGAACCATCCATCACGCTCTTCGAAAGGCCTTTCCCAGGCGGGGTCATCTCGCGGTCTTACAGCGTGGAGTATGCGACAATCACAGAGTATTCCAAGAGTCCTCGCATGTGGAAGGAAGAGACTCCGACAGCAACGCAGTACTTTGAAGAACTGCGTAGGATTTCACAGTAAGAAAAGGCGAGAACAAAACAAATGGAGGCCCTCGATGTGCTGACCTTAGCAATGTCGTCGTTGATTATGCTGGTTCTCATTCACCTCTCTGTCTTTGCCGTTGTCAGGTGGATGTACCCAGCCCATCCCCCACCTCCCCAGGTTCGTTTCGCCGAACCCATGGTGTCTGCCCCACCCCCACCACCTTTCACACAGACGTCTGCACTCCCTTTCACGGAGCCGCCGCATCTTAAGCAGGAAGTGAATGTACCAACGTATGCATCGCCTGTATCCGTGGAAGCCCCTCGTGAGGACGGGCGTGCCGACGGTGGCAAAGCACCGAGTGCCGCAGCTGAGCGGCCTGCCTGGTTGGTTGCTGTTGACCCAAAGACCCTCGAGTAGTGAAGCTGTCGCACTGAGCATCGATGATAAGGGTGGACATCAGGAGGAACTGACCATCGTCATGGATGAGCGAATGTGTTGTGACACGGTCTTTCGCACGGTTCGCTTGTCGAAGGATGTCTTTATTGTCTGCGATGTGTGGGCCATGAATGGAACGATTGTCCATCCCCTCGCAACCTGGGCTCAGCGGCAGGAATGGATTGTTGAGTGTCTGCGTCTATTCCACCAGCCAGACTTGACGGCTCTTTTCACACTCGCGGACGCACCTGCTGGGGCGTTGGTTCGAGGGTATGAGTACTATGACGACCTCCCGGGCAGCACCGGAGTCTTTTCGCGTGAAGATGTAAATGGCTAAATCAGGAAGCTGCGGTGGTCGCCGTCGTCGTCATACAAAGAAGGCAAAGAAGCACACCCGTCGCCGCCGCACGGTTCGCGGTGGCATGTTCGCGAGTGCGGCTGGACCTATCGCGGGTCCAGGTGGAGCACCGGCTGGCATGGAATATGGAGGCGTGCTTGTGAGTGGAACGGCCCCGGTAGCCAATACCGGCCAGGCTGCGGGTCTCACGGGTGGCCGTCGTCGTCGCTCCCGCCGCCACCGTAGCCGTCACCGCATGCGTGGTGGGGATGCGGGTGCTCCGATGGGCGGAGAGGGACATGGTGGTGCGTCGTATAGCTTTGGGGGACAGTCGATTGGTGGTAACGCCCCGGGTGCGGCCGTAATTACTGGGACCTCAACGCGTGTGTGAGCGAACCATCGCATCAGCCCACACATAGGCCATGTACTTCGGGTCATTGGTGACAATGAACGGTCCACCTAGCTGAACGGCTCGGAGTCGCATGCGTTGAACGACAAACAATAACTCGGTATATTCAATCCACTCCAACCAGACCTTGTATGCTGCCATTGCCGTCGAGCCTAGCATAATTAGGTCACCAGACCCAAGTAAAAAAAGACAGAGCGTGATCAATGGCATGACAATCATGTCATTGATTCGCTGAAGTTGTGCCGTCCACGTGGGCGGAAGGCATTTGTCGCGTATCTGAATGAATCGTTCAGCTGTCTTGAATGGATCCTCAGGCAGGTCCATTGGTGCCGATGCTTACTCCACTGTTTGGAAACAAGAGTTCCTGTCCCAACGCCGGATGGACGTAGCGAATCTCCATCTCCTCATGCCAGTGGAGGAAGAGTAGTAGAAGGTCGAGGCGAATCTCATTACCTGGCATGAGGTACTTCTCAACCGCGGCGGTAATGTCAACGTCGGTCGACACATCGCCAATCCAGGTCCACGGTGTGCGGATAGGGTCGAAGGGGTTACCGATGTACGGCGTAATCTCCTCCAGCTCGTAGATGAGGCGGCGACGGACCTGATTGCCCTTGGTCCAAACCTCCACGTAGATGCAGTTCTCCGGAACATGGGTCATGGACTCATCGTAGTCGCTGTACTCACCCAGAAGATACTTCTGAGTGATGCAGCCACGGTCGGTGCGGCGAGACGAGAGGAAGTGGTCGAGAGCGGTGAAAGCACGGATGAGGCACATTTTTGACGATGAGACTACTTCGTTACGGCAGTAGGGAATTCGTTTTGCGTCGTCCTCTTGAACATAAGTGCCTCTCCGAAGGAATCCGACGCATTACGCCCCCACTTGTTGCCGGCAGCACCCTCCGTCCAAGACTGCGTCGCCACCGTGATACCGGGCTCCGGCGGCTCGCCCGGACCCGGGGCATTCGGCTGGAGGAACCCACCACCGGCGACTGTGAACTTCTCCTTGCCATCCCCAGGCTGGAAGTAGACCAGAACAGTCTCATCAAAGTTGGTACCCATCGAAATCGCTGTCGCCAGGGACGTGATGACAAACGGAGCCGCCACGAGGAACCAGGACACGGGCGTCAGACCAATGCCGCAGAAGGTGTCGAGAACCTTGACAATCGCCGCACCAAGGACAAGCTTGATCGCGAAGGTCGCCCACATCCCGAGCGATAAGTCCAGACCCAGCTGGACGACGAGGAAAATAAGATACAGCAACGCCGGAGGGCAGAGCGATTCGATAAAACGCATCTTCACGTACTTACATTTGAATCAAGAAAAGATGAGTGCTACCATTATGTCCCTCACCAACTGCACGGAGCAGGAAGCAGAAGCAGCTCTTCTGAAGTATAACGGCGATGTGTATCGGGCGGTCGACTCGCTACTCAAGGTACCTATTGTCTCGGGGTCAAAGCATATTCCGAAGCCTCGTGAGATTGATCGCGGCATGACGACTGAGCAAGAGGAAATCTGTTCCAAGGGTCGCGAGCTTATGGACAAGCTCACCTCTGTAGCCTCAGCCGCCCACTCGAAAATCCGATCCGGGCAGTCGCTGGCGGGGGGCGTAACGCAGCAGGCATCCCCGGCTCCGTCCTTGTCGGCTCCTGAACTCGAGAAGCCTGCTCAGCTACCGCAATAGGATACGCACGTTGAAAGTCTTCCATCATCTCAGCAATACGCTTTGCCTCTGTGAAGATGTTCATTGACTTGATATGAGCCATCACCTCAGTCCGTTTCGCAGCATATGTCTCGCTGTCGTCAAGTGCGGTGATTGCGGCCATCCATTCCTCGGGGGCATCGCGTACACACGCAATACCTGCCGGGGTAATCCACTCTTCAACGCCTTCCGTGCTGCCAACCAGAGGCACGTTCTCCGTCGCCGGCTTGGAGTATAGAACGGGAATACCATTGTACATGGCCTCGACGGCGATACGCCCGAAGCTCTCATAATACGAAGGGAACAACAGAATACGAGTTCGCTTCAGAATATTGCGAATGTCATTGTCAAACGGAATCCACTCAATATTGGGCGGGGCTGGTGGAAGCCACAACTCTCCATAGTACGGTCGGATACCGAGGAATTTGCGGTTCGGCATCCGCTTGGCGAGCTCAATGAACTGGTGAACACCCTTGTTGACATTCGCATTCACCAAAGTGATCATATCCCCATCGGGCGGCGAGTCCATGCGTATATTGGCCTCGTGCATGAGAGGGCGAACAACGGTCGTACGCACAATCATGGGTGGGAATGGATTCACCTGTTTGTGAAAGGTACCCTCCATTGTGCGATTGATGAACATGAACATCTCTACCCACTTTGTCGAGGCTAAATCTGTGAGAACGGAGTAGCGGCCATCGAAGTGGGCCGTCACGGCAATCGGGCGGTTGTATCCCCGGGAGTTGACCTTGCGAACATAGGGAAGACATGGTGCGTGAGGACAGACCCACAGGTCGCTGGCGTCCAGGAGCACGCCTCCGGCAGAATAGTGCATGAAGCGAAAGCCCCGCCAAATCCCACCATTGTATCCCTCTTTTGGTTTTTCAATCGTCAGAAACGCGACCGTATGTCCGCGTTTCTGAAACTCGGTTGCTAGGTCAATGTCGTGGAGAAAGGCCCCACATAAATCAGGCATACGATTGGCAAAGAAGAGCACTCTCATTATGTAGTCCCGTCGACTCGCGTTTTCTTAACTAAGCGTGCGGAATCACCGCCCCATGTCCAATTCTGAATCCAGTTGTTGGGGTTGCTGAATTCAGACTGCTTGACGGCGATGAGCGGTTGGTAAAAGTTGGGAATGGTCTTGTCCATGATGGTCGACGCCTCCTTCTTGGCCCGCTGAAGCTGTGCGTGGATCAGCGTCGACTCGTCGCCCACAGAATCCGCCTGACGTCCGCGACCTAGATTGGGCGTGGTCGAGAAGGGGCGAACCCACAGCTGCTTCGGGCCCTTGACACGCAGTCCCTCCGCATCACCCCACCGGAGGTCAGAGTTCTTGTCGATATCGCATCCGGGACCCATACCGTAACCGCCGCGGGCAATCATACCAGGCTGGTCAGCCATTGCCGACGCGGGACTTAACGCACCCGAGCAGTCATCGCCTCCAAAGAACGACGTCTGACGGCCCATCGCCGATTCATTGGCGAAATTGTGTTCGGCTACATGAGTTTGGTCCATGTTGCCACGCGTGCTTGCGTAAAACCAGTCAACCGTGTTTGTGGACATCGGCACCTCTTATCATCAAACCCAGAAAGTTTCATGGAAAACGGACAGTGAGAGTATAGGACAGACAGAAAGCAAAATGCAGCCTTCCGACTGGCACGAACATGACAACAAGGGACAGTACGTCGTCGATGTCTTCGGACGCCTGCGTGACAAGTCTGTCGCATGCGTGCGAATCACTGGGTTCAAGCCGTACTTCTACTCCTCTGCGGACCCCGGTGGGGCTGATCGGGTCTCCAAGTATGACGCAATGGCTGGCTTTGACTGCTTGAAGACGAAGGAGGTCTGGAAGGTCACCTGCAAGTCCCTGGCAGAGTACCACAAGAAGATTCGAGACATCAACGCTGACAACAAGATGGCACAGGAAAAGAACAAGAAGGACGGCGGAAATCGTCCCCTGAAGATTCTTTACGAGTCTGGTCTGCCTCCGTTCATTCGTCTTCTCCACGAGCGTCACCTGGGTCCGGCCTCACCTATCCAGTTTGTGGGCGATGAGTCGGATGTTCCCACCGACCCCGACTCGGAGGAGCCGCTGTACAATGTGGATGTCTTCTACACCTGCGACTGGACAACGGTCAAGCCCGCAGTGGGCAACATTCCGATGAAGGTGGCCTGTTACGATTTGGAGATGTGTCCTCTTCGCGGCAACAACTTTCCGATGGCGGACAAGGACCCGATTGTCCAGATTGGCATCTCGTATCGCTGGTCTGACGATATGATGACGCCCACGTCGAAGAAGGT